AAAAACTTCATCACGACTTGAAAAAAGGTCGATTTCTTTTATGTTCAATTCTTTTTGTAAGAAGCTCCGTACTTTCGTAAAATATTTTCCAGAAGTCCACGAACGGGGAGTAATAAAAATGTACTGTCCATTATCACGCAATAATTCTACTGCTTTTGCCATAAACAATCCATATAGGTTAGGCTGTCCATATACATATGCCTTCATTGCCGTTGCTTCGATAGAATCTTTTCTTACTTTCATATATGGAGGATTGCATATGACGATATCATATAAACAGGAGGATTCCCATAACACGAAATTTTGATCAATATAATGGATAGTACATTCTGCATGATATGATTCACAGATTTGTCTAATTTTAGTGATTGTATATTCTAAGACTGGTAAAATCTCTGTATCCGTTTCAATCAGTGTAATATCAAGCCGTTTATACCCACTTCTTAGTAATTTATCAATCACAGCAAAAGATAAAATGCCGTTTCCTGCTCCTGGATCTAATACCC